TCCTTTCCAAATAACAGAGGGGGCAGATAACCAATGGTCAATCAAGTACTAATATGAGTGACTCAGACGTAAACTATAACCCAAATACCTCTTGCGAGGGTAACGAAGATTTGAATGGCAAAGATGCTTCCACACGTAGTGCCCCGATGATTTCAGCATCCAGACTTATACAGAAACGCAGGATTCGGGGTGCTCTTGTACCAATGCCCAGACAGACATGAGACACTTGTTTGAAAGTTTTCAAACTCACATGGGTTTGCGTGGTGTTCACTTCTATAGCGACGAGAAGTGTAACTTCTTAGATTGGAAAGAAGTTTTTAGTTTTCTTGACTCGTTGCCTGAAAAAGATTCAAAAACTTTCTCAGAGAAACTCATAGAAACACTTTCAAACTATGACCCTGACACAGAGTTTTTAGCAGTGCAACAAAATGAAAAGTCCATCTCAGTTGAGTTGTACTCTCAGCAATCCTTAAGTCGTCTAGGGTAAAACCCTACTGGGTGTGAGTTTACCACATGAAAACAGATAGTTTTAGTGAAGCTTCTCTACGGTTTGCCTATGAGCAAGCAGCAGAGACAGTAAATAAAACCTTAGAAGAATTTGTTGAAGAAAGTAAATTCTTTAGTTTTTCGGTGACAAATTTAGGGGGTGGTCTTTCGATTGATGTCGAATGTGACACTTCTCTTCCTGTTTCAACCCCTGCAGAAAAACGAGAGCAGTTGTTTCAAAAAAGGTTGAGAGACTCACAACTCAAAGCAAATAAAATCGCAGACAAAACAAGAAAGATCCAAGAGAGAAACGCGAAGAAACTTGAGCGTCAAATGCGTAAAACCCAGAGGAACTAGAGATGAACGAAGAACTTTCAGTTTTTTCAAACAAAATCGTAAAGTCATTGAACGATGCCACGATTGTTTCCCGATTGGCACACTGGAACACAAGAGGTGCAAACTTTTACGAATGTCACTTAATGTTCGGCAGAATCTACGACGATTTGTCAGACTTAATGGACCCTTTAGTTGAGCAACTTCGTGCCTGCGGGTTTTCACCAGATTTCGACCTTTTCAAAGGTCCTGGCATAGAGATGGAGTACTACGATTGTCACTCTCTTGTTGAGTTGACTCTTGACTACACAATGTCCTTACTTGGAACAACTGGAATGTTTTACCAGTTTGCCGAAGAAAATAGTCATGACCCTCGTCTTGTGGCTGTCGGTAACCAGATGCAGGCGATGTCTTCCGTCATTCTCAACGATCAATACCTCCTTCAAGCTTACTTAGGTCACTGAGTTTACAACCCTGATCTTGGGCTATACTAGATCAGTTACTCAGGTGATCAACTCGTGGTTATCGTTATCGACTCTTCCGGAAAATTTTGGGACGGATTTGGTTGGAACGTTCAAGGGAAAGAGTTTTTCTCAGTTCCTGCTGCCACTCGTTCTCTTCACGAACAAGGTGAGGATGCCGAAGACAAGTTGTTCCTAGTTTCAGACACTTTTCTGGAGAATCATGAATCCGCCGCGTAGTTTTCCAGAGGGTGTTCTTCAACTTTATAGAGTGGAGGAAGATAAAAAATACTTAATTCAAGAACTGAGAACTTCCTCAAAGAATCGAGAACGCATTCAACAAATTCGTAATGAAATGTTAATGCTTGACTCCACTCTGAAACTTGAAGTTTCCGAGAACAACTGTGTAAAATTCACTCCACAAGACACATAATGTATCACTTCGTTTATGTCTCATTTGAGGGAGGTCAAAACGGTCGAAATTACATCGGCAAAAGATCCACTTCTACTTTAGAGGACGGATATCTAGGTTCATTCAAAGATGACTCTTTCTCCCCCTCTCATAGAATTATCCTCGGGTTTTACAAAACTTCAGAGGCGGCTATTCGAGCAGAAATCCAGTTTCAAAAAGTATTCAATGTGGTGGAGGACCCTTCTTACGCAAACAGAAGTTTTCAGACTTCCACTAAGTTTCATTATGACCCAACAGGTGAGAAACGCCCACATACTGAGGAAACGAAAGAAAAACTCAGAAAACCCAAACCAGAGAGCGTGAAAGAAAAACTTCGTGGACAGAAAAGATCGGCAGAGACTCGACAAAAGATTTCCAAAGCGGCAAAGTTAAGAACACCTCACCCTCAAACCAGCGATACAAGGGAGAAAATAGGAGCGGCCAACAGGGGGAAAGTAAGGAGCCTCGAAGTAAGGGAGAGAATCTCCCAAACTCTGTCAAATCCGGACCATCCCTCTTATGGGAGAAAACATTCTTCGGAGTCATTGGAAAAAATAATGAAAGCTAACACAGGTAAAAAACGCTCAGAAGAGTCCAAAGAAAACATATCAAGGGCCATGAAAGAGTCATGGCTAAAACGAAAAAATCAAACAGAAAAACCATGAACAACCCTAGTTTTATTACAACCTGTGAAGAAGATGAAGATGGTAACTTGGCTTTTGAAATCCCTGAAGAACTTCTTGAAGCCATGGGATGGAAAGAAGGAACAACCCTTGATATCGGAGTCCTGCCAGGCACCATCGTGTTGCGCGAAGTCAAAGCAGAGGGAGTTGGAGATTCTTAAAGAAGAGCTTCGATTTTTAAAAGAGTATATGAACAAGAATGTGTGAATATGTAAAGCTGGCGCTACCCTGGTAGGTAAGTCCAGTCTCTTCTTGTGTCACCCACTACATCGTTATGAGAGATGCCACAGAAACAATCTGTGGAGAAGATCGGACGCTAATATTGCGTCTTAAATAAATTGTGCCGAGACAACTGCCCCTGAGAAGGGGAACTTCTCCTTTTGTCAATCGGATGTTGAATTCTATTCTTTTTAATGCTGTCTACTTTAACAATGATCGCCCTTTCTTTTGCGGCGCCTTCGCTATTACCTCGAGTGGTCGAACCTTCAACAGGTCTTGAGGAAATTTTACAGTTAGTTGCGGCTGAAAATGTTACAACACCGCCAGTTGCGGTGCAGCCGTTACCTACTCCAGAAGAACCAAAGGAAAAACGACTCATCTGTAAAGGATGCAACCCAAATGAGCAAAAAGCAGTAAGTTTTTTGCAAGAAAAAGGTATAACAGATAAAAATGCCATCGCCACGATTCTTGGCAACATACAACAAGAGTCCACATTTGTGCCCTCAATTTGTGAAGGTGGTGCCCGTACAAGTTACTATGGTTGTGGTTCAGGGGGTTATGGTTTAATCCAATGGACCGACTCATCTCGCTACAATGGCTTAGGTTCTCATGCTCGTTTAATCGGCGGAGATCCAACTTCACTTGATACTCAACTTTCCTACCTGGTTTCCGAATCAGATTGGAAGATGATTGAGCACCAAATGAAAACACCTGGTAAGTCAATCGAATCCTATATGAGTTCTGCTCAGCGTTGGATTCGTTGGGGCCACCATGGCGCTCGAACTTCCTACGCTTACGACTACGCTCGGAAACTTTCTCTGTCATGAAAAAGTTTCTATTCGCCGCTCTCTTGGCACTGTCTCCAATGGCAGCCAAGGCAGAGTGTGGGCAGGCGAGTTACTATGGACCCGGACTTCACGGTGGTTTAACAGCCAACGGTGAAAGGTTCAACTCGGGGGCTAACACAGCAGCCCATCCTTGGCTCCCAATGGGGTCATATGTTCGAGTTACAAATCAAAACAGTGGCAGATCGGTTACGGTTCGCATAAACGACCGTGGTCCATATGCCGGAGGTCGTATCATTGACCTCGCAGAAGGTGCCGCAATCCGTTTAGGTTTTGCCTACAACGGTGTTGCCCCGGTGTGTATAACTCGTCTTTGAGTTTACCGTGTTTGAAACCACGTATAATAAAGGTACTTCGGTACCTTTTCTTGCCTCCTTAGTTCATCAGTAGAATAATGCTCTTGTAAAGCATAGAGGCGGGTGCAATTCCTCGCAGGAGGCTTATTTAAATTTATGAAATACACTTACACAGAAGAAGGTTACAGAAACATGACCGAGGCGGCTGAAAGAGGTCGTCAAAAACAACTTGAACTCTCTGAGCGTAATAAATTAGAATATTTATCTAACCCCAAGATATGCCCTAACTGTAAGGGACCTGTACCCTACGAGAAAAAATCTGAGAATACTTTTTGTTCTCAAAGTTGCGGTGCTTCTTACTCCCAGAGAGGAAGAAAAAGAAAACCTGCCCCTACCTTTGTCTGTGCCCATTGTGGGGTGGAAAATGTAGGAAAGAAAGGCAAATACTGCAATAGTGTGTGTAGCGCCAATTCTAAAAAGTTTGACATACCGGCTTGGCTGAAAGGAGAGATAACTGGAGACACTTTTTTAGGGTGCTCACGCGCCATTAAGCAGTACCTTCTTGACCAATGTAATCATAAGTGTCCCCAATGCGGATGGGGTGAAACTCACCCTACCACCGGTATCATACCTCTGGAACTCAATCACATCGACGGTGACTCAAAAAATAACCGCCCAGAGAACCTGGAAATTCTGTGCCCAAACTGCCACTCTCTAACCCCTAACTTTAGGGCACTGAACAAAAAATCCTCAAGAACGCACAGGGGTTTACAAACTTAGTAAATTTCTATAGTAAAATTAAGGGTGCAGTTAGGAACGCTGCATTAAATGTCGGATCCCCTCAGCTGCAACGTAGAGTAGCGAAACTTGCTTCAGCATAAGTCGCCCAGTCGCTAATCGTAGGCAGACATCCTCGCCCTTAAACCTTTGGGAGATTGGCGCAGCGGTAGCGCAATTGCTCGACAAGCAAGAGGTCGTCAGTTCGAACCTGACATTTCCCATTCAACTGGTTCGGTTTTCCCTACCTTTTAGGGGGGTTTACCCCCTTGTGTTTCTGGGGGAAACACGCTATACTTAATACATGAAGAAAACACTCCTTGCAATGGCGATTCTGTTCGCTATTCCCACACTCGCTGCTCCTCACTGCGTCGTTGTTCACAACCGAATATGTTTTGAATCTCAAGCACAGTACGATAAGTATATGGGCTGGGGTCCTGAGCAACAAAAACAAGAACAATAGGCAAACAAATGAGTAACTCACATGGGCTACGCACAACAGGTACTCACACGGGCAATTTTGGAAAGGCAAAAGTTAAAGGCAATCCTGGTCAACTCGACCTCACCAAGGAAATACTCAACCGCGAAACATGTAACATTCCTGACCGGGATGAGGCGTTTACTCGCCTCGTAACTGCCTATAATACTGTCAGTGACCCAAAACTGAAGGCAGGACTGTGGGAAATTTTGAAGCGGCGCAAAGCAACTTTGCAACCAATCAATGTTATTCCCCCTCGTCAACGCCCAACCTCTGAGTATTGGGAAATGGTACGTAACACACGCTGAACATTATGATGGGATTAAAGGACAGAACGGATGATGTGGAGTTTTCGTTGGTACCATCAACAGAGGTGCCAGAGGAAATCTCTCGCAGTATATCTCTGACAAACGAACAGTGGGCCACTTTAGCACTGTGTGCTGAGTCGTATGCTGATACTTACAGAAAGAAGCATTCGCAAACGATTGCAACCTATGTAACTCGGGGTCAAATACCTGAGGCACAGGCTGAAGCAGTCAAGATGAATCAGCTTTTACAAACTCTGGACAAACTGCAGGCTAAGTTAGTATGAACTACCTGGTCTTCCAAGTTGGCTGTATAGAGTGCGGGGTATCCTCGTATCCTATCAAGGTCTGCGAAACTCTTATGGAAGCTCTCAACGTGAAAGACAATCACCCCAGCACTTGGGACTCCGAGGGGGGTGATGGCTACGTCACCATAATTGACTTGAAAAACTGCAAAACTGTTCAGGAGAACAATGACTAACCAACACCCAATCACCCCACCGCCTGAGCTGGTGCGTGAGTGGCAGCGAGAGGCAAATCACAACGAAGCAATGTTCCCGCAAGTTGCCGCCCAAGCCTCCCAATGGGGCGCCGACCAGGAGCTGGAGGCGTGCTGTGAAGTGCTTGACAATTTGAACGAAGGATCTTGGAGCAAATATATCCGCGTTGCCCGCCGCCCGCGCACTGGAGGCATTGCCCAATGACTGATTTTGAGTACAGAAAAACACTACTGATCGGTGTAATCATCGGTGCTTCTTTCACATTACTGGCCTTTTACATGGTAAAGCCGAGCCCTGAAACACCTTCGCCCACACCCAAAAACAACTTTGCGGTGGTTGACACCTACAAAGGCTGCGATGTTGTGCAATGGACAGATCACCACATGGCTACATATAAGTATTTCTTGGACTGTAGCAAATGAAAAAGTTATTTATCGGTGCTTACAGATATGACTTTGGACACGACTGGTACGCCTCGATCATAAACATCAGGAAATGGAGTTTGTTACAGATTTCACTTAGTTGGAGCGAAGACCCATCCTGGCCATATATTCAGGTTCGTAGTGGGTCTGGGGATGTGCTGAGTATTTTATTCTGGGCACACAAGTTTGGGTTCGACTGCTCCCTTATCAGCCGTACTTGGTGTTGGGATCGGTATGATAATTACTATGAGAAATCTAAAGAGGCTGGTGTTTTAGATGAATTGGAGGGAAAATAAACCATGAACAAAAAACTTTTGATTGTTGATTCCCATGCATTATTCCACCGAAGTCGCTCTGCTCTCACTCGTGCTATGGGCGAAATGTCTACCTCTTATGGTGCTCCCACCACAGGGACTTACGGTTTCCTTAATGCACTCTTCAGCATCATCGAGCAGTATAACTTCGACTGCGTTATCCCTGTTTTCGATGCAGGAAATAACTGGCGGAAGGAGGAAAGTACGGAATACAAAGCGAATCGTGAGCAAAGTTCCACAGCCCATTACGCTGACATGAATTTGCTTATCGAGGAAGTGTTGCCTGGTTTAGGTTTCACTCCGGTTGGTATAAAAGGGTACGAGGCTGATGACATAATCGCCACAATCTCTCGGCAAGCACTTGCATACCAAGAAATCTTCATACTCACCTGCGATAAAGATCTTCTCCAGCTGGTAAATAATAAAGTCAAAGTGATTCTGTTTAGTAGTGCTAAAAAGATCCAAGTAGTTGACATTAGTGGTGTGAAAGAAATATTTGGAGTGTACCCTTCAGACCTTAAATACTTTAAGGCATTAGCAGGGGACAGCAGTGACAACATTGCTGGGATCAAGGGGATTGGCCCGAAGACAGCTGTTAAGATAATTGAAGAGTCGGTGCCTGGACCAGATGACGAAATCGGAGATTTCACCGGTGCTGACAGAATCTGTATGCACCAGAAAGTTCGTGACAATGCAGGAGTATTCCTTGCTAACTTGCGATTAGTTACACTGGATAATGATGTTCCTAATTTGCGGTGGTTCGCATCTTCTGCACCTTCAGAAGACAGTGTTCAAGCATTATTTACTGGGTTGGAGTTTACCTCTTACCTGAAACCTGCCAGGTTTAAGAAAATCAAAGCAGCACTGAAAGTGGGGGAACAATGACTAAAACCAAACGCGAGTGTGGCGATTGCACAGCTTGTTGTCAGGGCTGGCTGTCAGGTGTAGTTAATGACAGAGAGTTCTATCCGGGGATGCCCTGTCACTTTAAGGGTTGCAACGGTTGTTCGATTTACGAAGACCGTCCCGAGTCCCCTTGTAAGACCTACTCCTGCGAATGGTTGAAAAACGACAATGTTCCTGAGTGGATGAAACCCAGCAAGTCAGGTGTAATCATAACAGCAAAAGATTGGACCCACCCTGACGGGTCAAAACAAGTTTTTCTGGAAATACTTGAGATGGGAAAGAAAATCGATTCAACTGTGTTAAACTGGTTGTTTCGAACTTACCTGCGCACACAAGTACCTATGAAAATACAAATCGAAGGGGGATACAACTGGTACGGTACGAACGAATTTTTTGAATCAACAAAATGAGGACGGTTTCCACTACCTCTTAGGGCGGTTTACCTCCCTTTACTTTTCCTGGGGAAAAGGCTATACTTAATTCATGAAGACAAAAAACTCGCTCAAAACATGACAGAATCCTTGATTGATCGCTTGCAAACTGCAGATGTTGTTTGCAAAGACTGTGGCATTAAATATGGCAAATACTCAGTAGGTTGTTCATCTATGTGGACAGGAACTTGCCATGTGTGTGGCGAAAGGAAACCCATTACAGAAGTTCGAGATTACGGGTATCTACAACCAGGTATTGATGCTTTGCAAAAAGAAAATGAAGAGCCAGCGAGTTACGAACTTGGTGAGTATAGTTTAATGCTAACAAGTGAAGAGGTTGTGTTTCTCAACCTCTGTTTGGATGTTATTGCTGAGGCAGGAGTGAAGGATGAAGATGTTGAAGTTTTTGAGGGGTTGGGATCAAAACTAGGGGAGTTGTACGCAGACTACTGTGTAGAATACAAACTGTCCCCTGTTACAGCAGCTTACTACAAAAAATATGGTACTTTTGGACTTTTGCCTGAAGAGGCTGAACATTACAGAAAGTTTAAAGATAATTATGAAATGTTAGTTGAACTTGATTTTATTACAGAGGGTGACAATGCCTGAGAATTTCACAGTGAAGAAAACTCCCTACGGGCTTTACACTTCTGTTGACCTTGATGGAAAAGAGTTGGTTACTTCCGCCACTGAACACCAGTGTCGAGAGATGACTCACCTCTATTTGAAAAACTTACAGGAGCAGAAAAGCTGCTATACTGAAACTACTTACTCTGGTTCTGTTGGAGGAAAACTGTAGTGAAGAGCCCAAGGATTTACACCTATAAGATTACCTTTGAGGAGATTCCTCACTGGTACTGGGGAGTGCATAAAGAGAAGAAGTTTGGAGAGATCTATATGGGGTCACCTGTATCCCACAAGTGGATGTGGGACTTCTATACCCCAGAGATACAGATTCTCGAGTTCTTCCCTTATACTAACGAAGGGTGGAAAGAAGCAAGACTCATCGAAGATCGGATTATTCTGCCTGACTTGAATAATTCTCTTTGTCTTAATGAGCACGTTGGTGGCAATTTCTCTCTTGAGAAGTGTTCCCTAGCAGGTAAAAAAGGGTCAGCAGTAACCAATGCGGAAAAGGACGAGTTTGGTAGAAGCGCTCATGCGATGAGGACATTTGTGGCCTTTTGGGAAACTGCGACGCCTGAGCAGAGAAGTGAAAGAAGTAAAAGAGCCGGAGCAGCCGCTGATGTTTCTATGACGCCAGAGCAAAAAACTGAAAGGGGGAGGAAAGGAGGATTAGCGTTAGCTGAGTCTATGACCCCTGAACAAAGAACAGAAAAAATAGAGAGGTCCAAAAGAACTGGAATAATAGTTGCTTCGCAAGTTTGGGAGTCAACAGAAGACGGTTTCAAAGGTAATGCGGGAAACGTGGCAAAACACAATCGAGCAAACGGTTGGGATCCCAAAGCCAAACGCAGGGTTTACTCTCCTGACTTAATAGCATAATACATCTAACAATCACAACAAAAATGGCAGACCCCATCAATCCAGATTACTACCGGAAATACAGAGTCGAGGTCATCGACATCTTGGAGGATGCGGTTGCTCAGGCGCCGGACCCCATCAAAGGATCACTTCAATACCAGGTCCTTAAATACTTACTTCGAATATGGGATAAAGAAAATCCTTTGCAGGATGCCCAAAAGTCTCGTTGGTACCTAAACAGATTGATTGACAAACTTGAAGAGGACCAAGCCTACGTAAACATCCACACCGCAGACAACGGAGACGGTCAATGATTGACGAACAACGAGAACTAATCATCGAAAAAATCTGTGATCGAATTGTTGACGGAATGCCTTTGGTGGAACTGAAAAATATTGTCTGGGACAGAATGGTTGCAGAACTTCACACCCTTTCCGAAGCTGATTTAGAACTTTATGCACAAGACTACGGAGTTGAGCAGTGATGTCTATTCCTTTTGGCGAAGACCCTGAAGATCGTGTGGTTAACATACGAAACCGTGTCTACAAGTTGGAACTAACCTGTTTTATGTGCCCTGAGCAGTGGGATGTTTTTGATGACTGCTTGGAAAAATTGGGTTACATTCGCCTTCGGCATGGTGAGTTTCGTGTAGATTACCCTGATTGCGGAGGAAAAACTTTAATTTCTGAGAATATTGGTTTTGATGGTGATGGTGCATTTATTAATGAGGAAATACGGAATGTGTATCTTCTAAAAGCTGTGAAAGCAATTGACGAAGAGTTTTTAGACCAAAACCCTTCACTCTGGCGTAAGTTAAAGAAAAAACTAATTACTTTTCTTGGTGGTTCGGTTTCCCCTACCTTTTAGGGGGGTTTACCCCCTTGTTTTTTGGAGGGTAATGGGTTATAGTAAGTACAGTTCAGAAACACCTTTCACTATGAAACCTCTTCTTTTTTGTCTAACTGCTCTTACAGTTGCTACACTTTCGAGTGTTTCTGCAGCGTATTCACAGGCAGGTTTACCTGTACCTCGCTACGGTAACTGCCCAACTCGGACCTCCACTCAAGGTGGTTCCTGTGTACCTTCGCCAAACACAATGGTTTACTGGAACGACAACAGACCTTGCCCAGTTGGTTGGACTTCCTCGAAAGGCTACTGTGTTCGGTAAACCGCACCTTTTAGGGGGGTTTACCCCCTTGTTTTTTGGAGGGTAATGAGCTATACTATTAACATGAAAAACCAACCGCAACACCAAATGCAACCAGCATCAATTGAAGACCTAATCTTAAGTCGTCTTGAGGACAATGCAAAACAGTACAAAGTTTTGATTGAGTCAGGAGATTTACTAGGGGCTGAAACTCTTCGCCTTTCAGGTGTTGAACTTGCAGGATCTTATGACTCTGAAGAGAGTTTCCTGTATGTTAACGACCTTAACTAACCTTAACTAAACCAAACAACTTTTTAAACCAAAATGTCAAGACCAACTTTCGCAGTTACAAACAACCTCGATTGGACTGTAAGTCCTCGCCCCTTGTTCTTTGTTGGAGACAATGGAGATGCAATTCGTTGGGAAGATAAGGTCGCTGTTGTTCGTGATGACAATGGAACCTGTCTCGGTGCAGTTTCTCCTCAGTACGAATTTGTACAGAATGAGGACCTACTCAAACTCATCAACCCCATGGTTTCAGAAGGGTTACTCACTATTCAAAACATGGGTTACCTCAACAGTGGAGCAAAAGTGTTTGCCCAGGCCAAGATAAACGAAGAGTTTCAAGTCCTTGGTGAGAAGTATAACAGTTTCATCACATTACTCAATGGTCATGTTGGAAATGCTTCTGTTGCGATTGGACCGAGTGCTCACCGTGTGATTTGTGGTAACACTTTTACGATGGCTTATAGTGACCTTGGTGAAAAGTATCGTCACTCTGTAGGTGTCAATGAGAAAGTGCTTGACTCCAAGGCTGTTATTAACTATGTTAATGGTGCCATGAAGCGCTACTCTGAGTATGTAGAACAACTTGCTGTTACCAAGTGCTCCCCTGCACAGTTCGTAACTGCTGTGGAAAAAATCTATGACAAAGAGTACTCAAAACTTCGTCACATTGAAACCTTGAACAACTTGTTCTATCACGGTGCAGGTAATGAAGGTAAAACTTTCTATGATGCGTTCAATGCAGTCACTGACTACTCCTCCAATCACTCACGTAAAACCCCAGCAGGTAGGTTAAACTACTCCAACTTTGGTCAAGGTGCTCGAATCAACCAAAGGGCAATGAGGGTACTTACAG